CTAACCCTGAGCGCGAGCAATCTTCGCCGCCAGCGCGCTCCCGCGTGCCTCGGCTTCGGCCACCAGGATGGCCACCTCGGCCTCGGTGAATCCGGTGACGGTACCAAAGGCACGACCGTTTACCGCGATCGACGCCCCCTGATCCCCACCGGGTGCGGTGTACACACGGGCACTAAACTCCGAGATCAGTGCGATGGTGCCCGGTTTGGGCGAGGTTGCGTGAACAATCTTGGGCATAAATTCTCCTTCGGGTGTGGGCTCGGGTTGGGGCGGCCGAGGAACGGCCACGGATACGGTGTTGCCCAGGTAGGCTCCGGGCCCCCAGGCGTAGCCGACGTAGCGCACCGAGGGCCATCCGCGCGCCATGTCATTGGGATCGACCAGGGCGGATTTTCCGCGGGTGGGGAAGTCGATCGTGGCCACGCGTCCGCCGGCACCCTTGAGCGCGATATGCCCCAGACTGCCAAAGGTGTAGTACAGGACGGAGCCCTCGGGAGCCTCGGAGATTGGGCCCGTGCGCAGCGCCCCCAACTGCCGTACCCGGGTGAGTGCGGCGGCCGCGTTCGGATAGGGCATCACCCGGTCCGAACGCGGGGCTCCAAACGCGCGGTCGACCTCCTCCAGACACCAGCCGGCGCGCACGGCACCCCGGGCGACCAGGGCCCGTGCCGCGGCGGGACCGTTGAGGACCAGGGGAACGTTGCCGGCCATGCCTACCCTCGATTCTCGGCGCGCGGGGAAGACCCGAACGGTGTATACGTGCGCAGCCAGCGATCCACGGCGGGGATCGCCATAATACGGCTGATCACGGCCGCCACCGTGGTGATCGCCGCGGCGACCCCGAGCAGCGCCGTGCGTACGCCGGCCGGCAGGCTCTCCCCCGCCTCGGCCAGGATCGCCTGAATAATCTCGGGCACAATCGCGACCAGCGAGATGACCGCCGGAATTCCCACGGCCAGCACCGTGCGCCAGACTCGCTGATTGCGAAACCAGATTTCCCCCGAGGGGGATGCGTGTTGATGAGTCATGTTTCTCCTATCGTGGAAGGTCCTTGGGCCACTCGGGCGGCGGTGCGCCACGGCCCGCGAAAATATGGGTGCGCAGTTGGTGCGCGTACGAGCGGTATCCGTCGAGGTAGCGCTCCAACCGATTCACCCGCTCATCCTGGGCGGTGGCACGCCGGTCGGCGTCCTCTCGATACCTCGACAGTTCCTTCTGCAACTGCGAGATCAGCTCGGACGCCGCCGTGCTCCCGGTCTGCCGCAGGGCCGCTCGGTAGGACAGGATCGCCGCGACAACCGCTCCGGTGAGCGGCATCGCGGCGATCAACAGCGGAATCAGCCAGCTGGGGACCTCGGTTTCAGGCGTTACAGATCCCCAATTCGCGTGATGCTGAACTTTCCATTGAGCGTGGTGTTTGAATCCCCGTTGTTCTTATAGATGTCCACACGCACAATTTCCCCCGCACGCAGTCGCGCATTGGGAACGTTTACCGACCACGCGCTTTCCGAGAGGATACCCATGGTGCGGCCCAGCTCAACATCCGCGATCCGCAGCATCAGCAGCGACCGTCCGCCCATCGGCCGGCTAAACACCGCGTAGTAGTTGATCGCGTATAGTCCATCGGCGACAATACGGATCTCGCCGTTGCGAAAAAACGTGCCGACGGAGGCTGTGGACCGGGCGGCATCACGGGTGAAAACTCCGACATCCGACACCCGGTTGTCCACCAACCCGCCTACCTGGGTGGTGAACTCCTCGTGTGCGAAGTACGGACGCCACGCGCCCGACCGGGACTCGTACAGCCGACGTTCGGTGGTGTCGTACCACTGCAGCCCCTCGCGGTGATACGCCCACTGGGTGCGTCCTTCAATTCCGTCGCGCGGTCCAAGCAGGCGCGTGGCGCCCTTGGCCGCGAAGTCGCTGACGGCCTTGAAGTCGGCGCCCAGCGTTACAGCCGAGGTGTCGAGGATGATCGGCTGCCCGGTTCCCGGGTCTCGTGAACTAACTGCCATTATTTCTCCTTTGGTTATGGGGCCCAGCGGGCCCAAAATTATCGGGTTCCGGTGATACGAATTGCGCCCGAGAGCGGATCACCCGGCACGCCGGCAAACTGGTTGTCACCGGTTGTTGAGGTGATCCCCACACCGCGTGCGGATTCGGCCTGTAGTGCAGACACCAAGCTGCTAGGGAGGACAACCCAATCCCGAGCCGAATCCAGGGGGATCTGAGCGGTCAACACCGGTGCCCCCGTGGGCGCTTGGGCGTGGGTATGAACACCCAAAACCAGCGTGTTTTCAAGCCTTATCGCCGGAAGATAGATCGAGATGGTTTCGACCGAGGCACCCACCAGGGTGTTTGCCAAGGCGCTTCCGTAAAACCACGCGCCGCTTCGTCCGGGTGCGGCGAGAAGCTCACCGTCGGACCATCGGTTCTCCGACTCAAGATAGGTTGCCGACGTAACCGCCTGAACGGTCACATCAAAGCGCGTGATACTGGGCGGTTTAATACCGGGCGTACCCACCGAGGGTGCATCGGTGGTGGGCTTGCCGATGATGACCCGGTTAGCCCAATCGATGGTGACCGGATCTCCCACCTGGACAGACAGCCCGCTAATCATGCCCAGCAGATAGTCCTGGTCCCCCACGGAAACCGTGTGCTGGGTCGAGCCCAGCGCCGTGATTCGGCCCCGCGAAACCAGGGGAACAGCGGGGCCGGTCAGCAACCAGGTTCCCGCCTGGTTGATCAGTTGCACGCTCATCCCCTCAACCGGTGGTGTATACCCAGAACAGCGAACCGGGACTGTGGAGTCCCCCACATTTACCAACGCAAAGGGCCCGTCCATCCGAACAAAAATGGCCGTACGGGCCTCGACCTGTGGCACCGAGCGTTCCACTCGTGCCAGACGTTCTCCCATGCTCATCGCATCACCCTCGGCACTTCCAGTTTGACCGTCATCAGGGCCGCGGCCGAACGAGATACAGACAGTACCCGTCCGGAAAGGCCCGCCCCCTCGACGCGAATATGATCGTTAATTTGAATCCGTGGATCGGTCACACACTGGATCTGAACCTGATAGTTTTGCCCGCCCACGGAGTTTTCGAGAATCGCATTCATCGCCTTGAGGGCGGCCGCCCGGTCGCGCACAGCATCGGAGGAGTGATATTCGGTATACACCCCGTACGGACCGCCCACGGCCAGGGGGCCCGAGGTGATTTCCACCGGCGGCACAGTGATCGGGTTCCGATTCGAATCCTCGTAAATGCCCACCACCCGGTTGTACACACCATCGGTCTTGATTTCGGTATCGATCTGGGTGATGGTGCCCTCAGCCCCGAGGCGGAGGGTCCCGACCACGGGCCCCAGCTGAGCCGGTGCGACCGTGAGTTCCCCTCGCGCGGTGAGCACCATCCGGCCGCCCAACAGCTCGGCAAGCTTCTGAACTGCCGCGAGTCGTCCCCCCTTCTTCGCTTCCCAGACCAACCCGCCGGGCAGGACCACGTCGGGAACGTTCTGCACGATGGGGCGACCCGAGATGCGACGCACCTCGTTCCATGCGGAGCCGCGCTGAGGCGGTGTTTCGGGTGAGGAAAACCCGTGTCGGTGGATGACGCGATCAAGCCCATCCCACACGATCGGGACCAGTGAGGAGGCGACAATATCCCCCACCACGGTGTCCTCGCCCCGAGGATTCTCGGTTACTTTTCCCCAGCCCAGCTGTACCCGTTCCTCGTATCCGCCGGCCGAAATGATCTGGGAAATCACCACGGACGCGCGAAAGGCCGAAAAGATACCGGCCGTTCCCTGCGCGAGCAGGGAACGGCCGAACGGATCCGAGGCAATGATCGTGGCGGATCCGGAGGATTTCACCTCCGCGGTCAGATCCTCGGCCCACTGCCAATCGGTCAGGGGCACATCCGCCGCAACACGCTCTGACCCGTGCATAACATCACACACCAGTCGTGTCTCAAACGATCCGCGCTCCAGAATCTGCGCGGTCTGATCGGTTACCTGTCTCATGCGCTCCTCGCAATATCGATTCGGCGCGCAAGCGTGGCATACGACTGATTGTCGGAGCCGGCCGCAGCGTAGCTGTCGTAATACGCATTGAGGTGGGCGTATGTCAGCAGGGGCACAAAGATCCCCGGTGCCGGCGGGAGTGCCTGCGTCGCCTGCATCTCGTGAATGACACCGAGTTCATCGGCGGTTCCGCTCACCTCCTGCATGTCGGTACCGCCCGGCAGAGCGGCATAGAACGGCGAGGGCAACAGCCGCCCCTGTCCCGCTCCAAAACGGAAACACACGATCGGAGTGAGGGGTTTATCGGGTGTCCCCAGCATCGCCAGCATGCGCTCAACATCGGCCACGGTATCGGTATAGATCGCGAACTTCACCCCGGTCACGCCGGCACGCCCCGTGCCGACCCAGATGGAATCAGCCCGTCCCAGTGGGAGCACCAGGTGCCCCTGTGGCGGGCGTCGCACGCTCTCCTCCGAGCCCTCGAGTAGACGAACGCGCACGGCCCCGTCGGGATCCAGCGGATTGTGGATCCAGGAATCGGTAAACCCCAGCTCGATCGTGCGTGATCCGGTCCAGCCCAACGAGTTCCCACGTGCATCAAACATTTCGGCCTGATAGGACGCGGGACCGGTCGGAACCGCACGGTCATAGCCCACGTAGCTTCCCACCGTGGGCTGACGGATCGCGCCGCGCAACTCCCGCACGGTCCCTCCAGTGGTGACCCAGACGGTGATCGTGGCGGTGCCCCGAGCCAGGGAACCAAAGTACACCTCGGCGATTGGCGCACCACCCGGAGGCGTAACGTCACGAATCTCAGGTTCAAACATGGTTATCCCACCCATCCGAGTCGTGCAAGACGACCCTGTTCGGTTTCATATGCGGCTAGGCGCTGATTCGCCTCGACCCGCATGCGGCCAATCAGCGCGCCATCGGAATCGCGGACAACGAGTTCGCTCGGGCCACGAGGTGCGTCACGATCAGCACCCAGCGCGTCATAGAATTTCTGATCCAGCGGCACGACCGCCTCGCTGTGGCGGCCCTCGCCGATGTTGGCGAGGATTCCGCCGGGGCGTGCCTCGACGATGCCACCGGCTGCAAGCCTGGGAATCTTGGGGATGTTGTACCCAAAAGTTTGCCCACCGATTCGTGGGATCCAATCGGGCACGGTGACCTTGATCGAGTTCAGACCATTGATCATCCCGTTGACCAGATCGATCAGGGCGTTGAGCGGACCACGAACCACGTTCAAAACCGCCTGGAACGCGTTGCCGATGAAATTCGCAATCCCCGAGAATACGTTGTTAATCGTGCTGCCCACCGTGTTAACGATGGACACGATCAGATCAAACGTGGGCTTGATAATCGAGTTCCATACCCAGCTCAACGCCGCCCCGATCGCGTCAAACGCGGGTTTGATCGCGTTTGCGTAGAGCCAGGAAAACACCGCTCCGGCCGCCTGAATCGCCGCAGAGATCAGCGCTACAACCGGCAGAATGATGGTCTCGTAAATCCACTGAAATACCGCCGCAATCGCGTTGAATATCGGCATCACCACGTTCTCATAGAGCCAGGTAAAGATCGCCCCCAGCCCCTGAATAGCACCGACGATGAATCCGATGATCGGCATGATCACCGTTTCCCACAGCCAGGTGAACACCGCCCCGATTAGGGCGAAAATCGGTTGAACAAAGTTCTCCCACAGCCCGGTGAAAATAGCACCCAACACCGCGAAACCTAGCAGCATCTGCACGATGTACGGCGCGATCACGTTGTCGTAAATCCAGAGGAAGATCTCCCCGATCAGGTCAAACGTGGGTTTGATATAGGTCTCGTAGAGCGCAGCAATCGCCTCACCCAAACCATTCCAGGCACCCACGATCCAGTCGACCACGGGCTGAATCACCGATTCCCAGAGCCAGGTCACCGCGTTTCCGATGAACTCGGTGACGTTTTGCCAAATCTCCTTGCCGGTCTCGGTTTGGGTGAAGAACCAGATGATCGCAGCGACCAGTGCAAGCACCGCCGAAATAATCAGGACGAGAGGGTTGACCGACATCACCAGCGCAAACGCCGCTTGTGCGGCGGTAGCCACGTACACCGCCGCGGCGAAGACGCCAATCCCCACTGCCACCGTGCTCAGGAGGTCCTTGTTTTCACCGATCCAGCCGAAGAGGTCCCCGATGGTTTTCACCATGTTTTCGATGGCTTCTCGGGCATCGGCCCCCACCTTGACCCACCCCTGAAGGTCATCGCCGAATTTGGCTCGCTCCCCGGAACCCATGGAGAGTCCGTTGAGGAAATCCTTGAGCCCCGCGACGATGTCCTTGAGGACCGAGCCGATCCATACACCCACGTCCTTGGCGATCGGGCTGAGTTTCTGAAGGAATTCCCCCACCGAGACAAACAGGTCCTTCAGCTGCGGGAAGGCGCCCGACATGACATCGGCGGCGAGGCCGTCCACCGCGTCGTTCATTCCCTGGACAGCGTCCTTGAAGGTGCCGCCCGAATCTCCCGAGGCCGCCTCCAATTCGCTGAGCTTGGCAATGCCTCGGTTTACGAACTCGCCGGCACCGGACATGATTGATGTACTCACATCCTTCATGCCCTTGGACACCATCTTGTTCACCGCGGCGACATACTTGTCGCCGATGGCGCTGCCGGCCTTTTCGGCGGTCGTTGCCACCTCGTTGCCACCCAGCGTGGCCTCGATTTCTGATTTCACCTCACTCTCGGATACCCGCGCTTTAATCTGCAAATAGTTTTCTGCTATGCCAGCTCCTGTGGCCATACTCCCCCTTAGAATCACCGAAGAGCACTTACTCTTCGCGTCGTTTTCTGCCCGTCCCGGGCACTACTCTCGCTGCTGTCGACGGCGGTATGCCTCGGCCTTACGCGTCATGACCCGCTCCTGCTCACGCCGTTCGTGGGCGTAGGGCGGAGGTGCAGCGATTTCGGGTTTGGGGCCCTTTCGCCCGCCCTCGGACCAGGCGACCATCTGAATCGTGTGGGCTACCGCCTGCCCGGCGCGGATCGCGTCGGAAATGGCCAACGGACCGCCCACCGATTGCCACAGCGCACTTCCGGCGGGCAGGTAACTCACCAGGTCCGCAAGCTCGGTGAGGAGCATGGTCCGCGCACGCAGAATCGTGGGAAGACTCAGCCCATATTCGGCCCTCAGCGCGGCCGTCAACGCACCGAAATGCTCGTTGACGGCCTCACTGAGGATTAGGAGTTTGGGGCGATGGCCTCAAACAGTTCCTTGACGAATGCGGATCCCTCCTCCAGCGAAACACGACCGTTTTCGCCGCGCAGACCGTCCATCACCCGATCGAAGTCATCACCGACCAGACGGTGCAGCATCGAGGGCAGCCGGACAGCATCGCGCTTCTGCGCCGCCGCCAGGTCGTCCAGCAGTTCGAAGTCGTCCATGACGTCCTTCGACACCGTCAGGTCAATCCCGCGCACGGTCACCCGAAAGGCACCGTCCACAACCTCAACCTTTTTCTTGTGATCCTGCGGCTTCTTTACCTCGCCCAAAACCCGTTCTCCTTCAGTTCGTTTTATGTTGTTGTCGGCCCCGGTGGTTGGCGGGTGGGACGGGGCCGAATTCGCCCCACCCGCCGGTGGTTACCGTGACGCCTACGGCTTGAGCTGGCTCTCCAGATCGGTGGAGAACACGGTGTACTCGCCGATGATCTCGCCGAGCATGCCGAAGCCGGCGATGTCGGCGTTGGAGTAGACGCGGTCGCCGTCGGGAACGATCTCCAGACGCTCGATCACGGTGCGCTCCTTGACGGTCTGGTCATCGGTGTCGAACTTGTCGATGACGCAGGCGCGCGGCGAGACCCGCTGACCCGCACCGCGACGCTCCGTGCGCACGCCCTCGGCGGTCACCGCATTCTTGACGTCGTAGCGGATCTCACGGGTGAGCGCCTTGTCTTCCAGGGCCACAAACTTCACCTGGGTGCCGGGGGATTCGATTCGCGACCGCACGACACCGGTGTTCTGGTGACCGCGCAGCTCGGACTTCGAACCGGTCGGGGTTTCGGTGATACCGTCCGCGTGCAGCCAGCCGGTGTCCTGGAAGGAGGCATCCAGTGCCTCGCCGATGGTGGTCGGAAGCTTGGTTCCAACGGGTGCCAGGTACACCGCGTCGGCACCGCCGAAAATACGTGCCAGATCAGCGTTTACAGTCATATGACTTCCCTTCATGTCGCCCGTTCGGGCATTAAGAAAGGCCCCACCCGGTTGGGTGAGACCACGTTTATTGGTGATACCTCGTGTGAACTCAGATGCGCCGAGCGCGCACCCGAAGTTCGACCGTGCCCGAGTATCGGGCCCGGCCGGTATCGGGATCGGGATCGAAGTACGGTCCCGAAATCTCGGTCAGCCCGCGCACCAACGACATCTCCATATAGTCGTTAAGCAGCACGGACCGGACCCGCTGAGCGGCGACGGCCGCGTCGGCCTTGGACGTGCCCCAGGCGGTCCAGGACACCCTGGCCGTCTCAAGAGCACGGTTATCGGCGACGCCACCGATACGCACCACGCGGGTGAAGCGATCCGGAATGGTCGCCGGCACAAATCCCTCAACCTGGCCCTCTACGCGGCCGGTCAGGAAGGTTGCGAGCATCGCTTCCACTTCCGGAAATTCAATTCGTCCCATGTGTGAACCTCGTCAATCGTTTGTTGTGCACTCGGCGTTACCCCTGGACGTGGCGGAGGTCCACCACCATCCCCATCGGCCCCATGCTCGGGTGCCACCAGGAACGAGGTTCGCTCTCCACCGCGTAGGTTCGACCGCGCAGACTCACTCGGTCGTGCACGCTCAGCTCGGAATCGGCCGGGACGTAGACGGTCGCCGTGCGAATCAGACGGTCATGGCCCGGGGTGCGTGGCTGGGTCGAGGTCATTTCCTCTACCGCCAAGACCGGCAGCGGTGCGGCCGGCGCAAAGCTCCCGATGGGCTGGCCATGCGGATCCTCACCCCCGGAGACAAAGCGGAACCAGTCGGCCGTTTCGGATACGCGTCGGGTCACGCGCTCACCCCCGTTCCGGTGAGCTTGGCAAGCTCATCCGAGCTCGGCACCAACCCCAGCGGGACACCCTCGGGATAGGTGCGCGTTTCCCGGAACGGTCCGGTCACGATGGTGATCTTGCGCACACCTTCGGGATTGCGCAGTGTCCGCAGAACCATCGCAATCACCACGTCTCGGGTGCGCTCCCGCAGCTCTCCCGGCGGCTGTTCCGCATCGATTCGCGCCTGAATATCGGGTACCCGGAATCGAACCTCACGTTCGGCTCGGTCGATCCAGGTCTGGACAAGCGCGGGATTGTCGGGCGCATCCGCCCCGATCCACGACGCAATCACATCTTCGGCTAACACCCAGGACATGACTCCCCTTTCTGTTCGGACGGATCATCCGGACTGGCCGGAGTACCGCATGTAGTACTCGGACGGGACCCGTCCGAGGCGAGCGTTTTTCATCCACGCCTTGTTTCGACGGTCCTGTTCGCGATCATCATCGCCACACACTTCCGCCGCCCAGGGGGAGGAATACTCGGCCCCACAGGTGGGGCACGGATAGCCGCTCATGTTTTCCCTTCATTTTTTGCATCGGGGCCGAGACCCCCTCGGTCTCGGCCCCACCCGCAGCGCGGGCCTTTGGGCAAGCTCCCCCGCTTGCCCCCACCTTCCCCTGCGTGATGCAGGGAAAGGTGGGCGGCAGCCCCACAATGGTGATGGTGATCACCCGCCCGAAGATGAATGCATCTTCGAAGGTCTCGGTGCACAGGTGGTGAGTGGGTGCTGCTCGCGCCGGGGAATGAAAAATGCTCCACGGCCCGAGGGCTGCGGAGCTTCTTTCACTTTTTGGCGCGACTCATCGCCGCAGAATCAGTATGGCACACATATTCGAATTAACGCAATACTTTTTTATTATTCTTTCGAATCTTTGTTCTATGCCATTTGAAAACGCAGGGCGCGTAACTCCGATTCACCGTGCCACTCCCACCCACAGCCGGGCACCCGACAGAAGGCGTGCGCCTCGTCTAAATCAGCCATATCGCGGGGATACTCAACCACAATGGGATGCGGGAGCATCTCCCCCGAGGACCCAGGGAACGATTCCGCACCGCAGATCACGCACGCCCCCGCGAGCTCAATACGACGCGGAGGTGCGAGGATCCGGGGAATCTTCGCGGCCCAGGACTCCAGCTCAGCCCACTCCCCCTCACCCCAGGCATCCAGCCGAATGGCCGCTTCGGCCCACTCACAAAGAGCCTCCGACAGTGCCTCCGAATGCCCCAGCCCGCATCGACCGCGCCACCCGGCGAGGGTGCGTCGGATATACATCACCTCGTCAAACGCACGCGAATCCAGGAGGGATCCCGTGGCCGCACCGCGCATGGAACCGCCGCCCCCGCCACTGATACCGGTCGCATCACGCATCGAGGATCGCACCGCCCGCTGCAACTGCTCCAGCAGACTCGGCAACTCCACTCGATGAACGCCGCCACGCTCAAGCATCACCTTCGATGCCACCGGCGAAGCCAGGCGACCCACCAGCTCTCGCAACGATGCGGCATCTCGAATTCGCACACTCCCCATTTCATTCATTTCCAAAACCCCTCTTCCCTTCACGGTCTCCCGGCGCCGGGCATGGAACACCGACACACGTGAACCATAGGACAAAAGAGGCAACTTAAGCAAATATGGCAGTGCTGCATTTCTGTTCTTTCCGCCAGATCTCGCGAATAAAGTTGCATAAATTGCTTACCCTTGCCTATGGTCAAGGTATGGCAATTAGTTGGCAGGATCTCAAGGACGCCCGAGACGCCGCGGGCCTCACTCAGCGCGAACTCGCACGGCGGATTGGTGTTCACCAAAAGACGATCGTCAACTGGGAAGCCAGCGGGGTACCCAAGAAATCCGAGTATCGCGTCATCCGTGCGCTCGGCACACACCTCCCTGCCACCTCGCCCTCACTCGAGCCCGCGACACTCCGAGCGGTTGAACCAGTATCCGGTCGCGATTCGCCCTCAAGAATTCGCCGCAAACTCGCCGAATTCTCCGATATCGAGCTCCTCAGTGAGCTTCACGATCGTGCACGCGAGCGTGAGCAGCAACCGGACAATGTCACACCCCTGCGCGACTATGGATCCACTGAGTACATCGAACTGACCGAAGAAGATCTCCGCGTAGCCTCACACGACGACGGCGGGGAGCCCGAGTTCCCGAACGGATAACCGTGCAGCAGTACAACCCCCACGAGCACGCTCAGCAGCTGGGCATCAGGGTGAGACATCAGACCCTGGGAAAGCGCTATGGGCTCTGGGTGCCACGCATCGGAATGATCCTGCTCCGACCGGGCATGGCCGCACGTCACGAGCGCTCGGTGCTTGCGCATGAGATTGCTCATGCCGAATACGGTCACACCACCGGGTCCCGTAAGGAGGAGCGTCTCGCCGACGTTCTCGCCGCTCGCCGACTGATCGCTCCCGCTGCCATCGCGGACGCCATGCGTTGGACCCAGGAGATACCCGAGTTGGCGATCGAACTGGGCGTCACCGAACACATCGTGAAAACCTACCTGGATGAGATTTTTCCGACTGCCGGCTCCGACCGTCGCGAAGCCTAG